GGAGCTTATGCGTGTCTGAATTCTAATTGTAAATCTTCAGATGCACGTAAGAAGTATAAAGACGGCTCTTCTTTTTGTTTCTCATGTCGTACTCGTTTTCGTTCAGATGAAGATGATGGAAGTGGACCAGTGAATACATCAACACCAGCACCCTTATATAGAAAGAAAACAGTAGCTGATCAGCTTGAAGAAGTTAGGCTATTACAAATGCGTGGCATACGAGACTGGAGTATCACAAAAGATATTTGTGAATTCTACAAAGTACGCATTGAATTTAGCATTGACTCTGGTACTCAAAAAGCCCATTATTACCCTTACGAGGGTGGTAAGGCTTATAAGGTACGTACTCTTCCAAAAGATTTTGTTTGGATCGGTACAAGTGACGAATTGTTTGGACGCGAATTATTTACAGGAGGCGGTAAGCGCTTAATTATTTGCGAAGGTGAAAAAGATACACTAGCAATGGCTAAGATCAGTTACGATCGCTACAAGAAATTCTATCCAATTGTCGGACTATCGTCTTCAGTAATGACAAAATCTGCACTGAAGAATCGTGACTGGATTAGAAGCTTTGACGAAGTGATCATCCTTACTGATGAAGATGAGGCTGGCTACAAGGCGAGAGAAGAGCTAACAAGGCTCATTGGCTTAGATAAAGTTAAAATCACAAAGCTTCCTTGTAACGATGTGCATCAGACCTTCATAGAAAATGGTGCGGAGAGCGTTCTTTCAGCAGTCTATGATGCCCATGGCGTAACACCTTCGGGAATTATTACCACAGAAGAGCTCTGGAAGCAAGTTGAAGAGTATAATAATTTACCTTCAATTCCTTATCCTGACTGCCTTGGCGGTATTAATGCCAAGGCAAAAGGAGCCCGGCTGGGTGAGATTGCTTTATTTGTTTCTGGTACAAGCTGTGGGAAAAGCACTTTAATGCGTGAGATTATGCTACACTTCTCAGAAACTACAGCTGACAAAATCGGTGTAGTATCCCTAGAAGAGGCTCCTGCAGAGACCGCGAGAAAACTTGCAGGTATGGCATTGATGCGTAATCCGGCAAATGAAGAAATACCCCTGTCAGACTTAAAAATAGGCTTTGATAAAGTATTCAAAGACGATAAGTATATTGTACTTGATCACCAAGGTTCTTTGAAAGACGAGTCTATCCTGGATAAGCTAGAATATATGGCACTTTCTGGAGCTAAGTACATTGTGATTGATCACATCACAATTCTTGTGTCTGAGGGTGCAGGTGACTTACAAGGTAATGAAGCGATTGACAAAGTGATGAACGATTTGCTACGCTTTGTCAAACGTCACAATGTCTGGGTAGGACTTGTCTCACATCTACGAAAAGCACCTACTGGTGGAAAGTCATTCGAACAAGGTCTTATACCTAACCTGGATGACATTAAAGGGTCAGGCTCAATTAAGCAAGTGTCTTTTGATATCTTTGCTTTTGCCAGGAATTTAACAGAAGAAGACGAAATTAAGCGAAATACCATACAAATGTCTGTATTGAAATGTCGCTACACAGGTCTTACGGGGCCAGTTCAAGGTGCTTATTATCACTTTGCTGAAGGCCGATTTAGAACTTTAGATAGAATCCCAGCAGCAGTCCCTAAAAGAGACTTGTCTGTAAAGGCTCCTATAACTATAACAGAGAAAGATATTACTGATGCGTCGTTTTAAGTTAACAGATATTGAGATCGATTACTCTAGGGATGCTCTATTTGACGAACTCGGATTACGTCGTCTAAAAGACTCTTATATGCGTGAAGAGGAAAAGTCACCTCAAGAGCGCTTTAGATATGTGGCATGGAGACTAGGTTCTGACAAAGAGCATGCACAGCGCCTTTATGATTACGCTAGTAAACAATGGCTTAGCTTCAGTACCCCCATCCTATCATATGGCACCAGCAAGCGTGGACTTCCGATTAGCTGCTACCTCTCATACATTGCTGATAGCGCTAAGGGCCTCGTAGATGCTCTGTCTGAAGTTGCTTGGCTATCAATGAGTGGTGGTGGAGTGGGCTTAGGCGTGGGTATCCGTGCTGAGGATGAGAAATCCGTAGGTGTGATGCCTCACCTTAAAGTGTACGAAGATCTTGCAATGGCATATCGTCAGGGTAAGACACGTCGTGGCTCATTTGCTGCATACTTGGAAATCTCTCATCCTAACATTGTGCAGTTTATAGATATGCGCAAGCCTACAGGGGATATGAACCAGCGATGCTTAGAATTGCACCATGGTGTCAACGTGAGCGACAAGTTCATGGAGCTTATCGAGAAGTGTATGCTAGATGACTCTGTAGATGACTCTTGGCCTCTTATCGACCCTCACACTGGTGAAACAAAAGAAGTGGTATCTGCTAAGCGTCTTTGGGAAAGTATTCTAGAAACACGTACTCGTACAGGTGAGCCTTATTTGCACTTTATTGATACAAGTAATCGAGGTCTTCCTGAATTTCAAAAGAGCAAGGGCTTGAGTATTAAGCAGTCAAATATCTGTACAGAGATTACACTTGCTACAGATGAGTTTAGGACTGCTGTATGTTGTCTGTCTTCACCTAACCTTGAGTATTGGGACGATTGGAAAGACAATTACCAGTTCTACAAAGATATTGCAGAACTCTTAGATAATGCCCTTACAATCTTTATTAAAGATGCACCTAAGTCTGTAAAACGAGCAATCTTTAGTGCGCAACAAGAACGGGCAATTGGGATTGGTGCTTTGGGCTTCCATGCCTTGCTGCAAAAGAAGGGTATACCTTTCGAGTCAGCCGCAGCTTCAGTCATCAATAAGGCAATCTTTAAGCGTTATAGTAAGTACTTGAACAAGGCTAACCGCGAGTTGGCAATTGAGCGTGGTAATTGCCCAGACGCTGATGGCTGGCATGTACCAACACGTTTCAGTCATACAACATCTATTGCACCAAATGCTACATCTTCAATCATTATGCAGAATACGAGCCCAAGTATTGAGCCGTATCGAGCTAATGCCTATCGACAAGATACACTGTCTGGTGCATTCTTAAATAAGAATCGGTTCTTGGATAGTTTACTTAAAGGTATTGCGAAACATAAGTTTAAAGATCCTGATCGAGAAGATGCTTGGTTGACTGGAGTATGGTCGTCGATTGTTGTTAATGCTGGTTCAGTTCAGCACTTAGACTTCTTGTCAGATTTAGATAAAGCTGTGTTTAAGACTTTCTCAGAGATTGATCAATCTTGGGTTATTAAGCATGCAGCTGATAGGCAACCACATGTAGACCAAGCTCAATCAGTTAATTTAGCTTTTAAAGCTGACGCGCCAATTGAGTATTTACATCATGTGCATTTCTCTGCATGGAAATCTGGCTTGAAGACACTATACTACTGCCGTTCAGATAAGATCTATCACGGTGAAAAGCTTGGTCAACAAGTGACACGCACTTCTTTCAATTTCGATAAAACTACTGAGTCTGGCTGTATTGCCTGCGAATAATATGAGTAATATCTTTGGTACTAGGTCTTCATTCAAACCTTTTAAATACCCTTGGGCTTACGATGCTTGGCTAGAGCACGAGAAGATGCATTGGCAACCATATGAAGTACCTTTGCATGAAGACATCCGTGATTGGAATAATAAACTTACACAAACTGATCGAGAGTTTTTAACTGATGTATTTCTGCTGTTTACTCAGAGCGATATTGATGTAGCAAATGGTTATATTGAAAATTATTTGCCACACTTTAAGCACCCTGAGATTCGGATGATGCTGCTTGGATTTGCAAGCCGTGAGGCTACTCACATTGCCTCATATAGCCATCTGATTGAAACTCTAGGCAAACCTGACACATTCTACAGTCAATTCTTGAATATCCCTGTAATGAAGGATAAGCACGAATTCTTTGACAAAGTACTGCGAAAGAGTAAGAAGAAGGATAATCTTCCAGTTCAAATTGCAGGTATTTCTGCGTTTACTGAAGGTATGTTCTTGTTCTCAACCTTCGTATTGCTGTTGAATTACTATCGTCAAGGTTTAATGAAAGGGATGGGCACTATTGTTAGCTGGTCCATCTTAGATGAACAGAAGCATGTCGCAAGTCTTATTAAGCTTTTCAGGACAATTATTGAAGAGAATCCTACTTGGTGGAATGATGAAGCTAAGAGAGAGATTTACTCAACTGCTGAGCTTATGACAGAAATGGAAGATGACTTCATCCATTATGTTTATGGCGGTAACGTCACTATTAAAGATCTGACTTCAAACGATTTGCGACAATATATTCGTTGGACAGTTGATCGTCGTCTAATGGCAATGGGCTTGAAGCCTATCTATAAAACTACTGAGTGTCCACTCCCATGGGTGGATGAGATGGTAGCATCACAAAACCATGAAAACTTCTTTGAAACACGAGCAATCTCATATGCAAAAGGCGCAAACACTGGCTCTTGGGGTAATGTTTGGGGACAGTACCAACCCTCAAAGGTGGCTTAACCACTTCATGCAAGTGGCGAGAGAGGTAGCTTCTTTGTCGTACTGTGAGAAAAAGAAAGTAGGTGCAGTTGCTGTACACTTTCGAAGGATCATCTGTACCGGATATAACGGAACGCTTCCAGGATTTGATAACTGCTGTGAGTATGTGCTAAATGGAGAGCTAAAGACTCATCCTCATACGCAACATGCAGAGAGAAACCTTATTGCTCATGCAGCAAAAAGAGGTATTGCGCTTGATGGCGCTGGGCTCTTCGTCACTCTAGCGCCTTGTATAGAGTGCGCTAAGATGATTATAGCTTCAGGTTTTTCTTTGGTTTGTTACGAAGAAGATCATAAGCAAAATGAAGGTATTGATCTTTTAACATCAGCAGGAGTTGTTTGTGTCAATTATCAACAAGCTAAAGCAAATTGCAGTTCATAAGAAACCTTTTGGACGTATTGTCATTGCAGAGAAAGTAATTTCTGGCGGCCTGTTTTTAACAATCTATGCCCCATCTGTTCAAGATATGCGTGCTTGTGAAAGGCAAGGGAACCCCTTGGATGGAGTCATTTCTTTAGTTGCAAATACTTGTAAAGTAGATGGGAAAAATTTAGAGATTGATCATTTGTTAGCAATGCCTAGCGTACTATTTCGAGAAATCTCTGATGGACTATCGGA